CTGGATTTTCTCCTGTACCTGGCTGTGGTGGTGGAGGTGGTGGAGCTACAGGTTTAAGTACAACTGTTTGAAAACCTTCTGAGGTTTTCTCACTCCATTCATGTGTTGGAGGTAAATAATCATTCTTTAAAATACCTTTGAATGATGCAACTAATTCTAGTGTATTACCCGCTGGCATAACTAAACATTCTTTGTTATCAGGTGATATAATTTGTCCCTCTACAATCTTAATTGTGTTACCTGGTGAAGCTGCTTCTAGTACTGGTCCTCCAGCTGATTTTAATGTTTTACAATAACAATTAAATGTGTTACCTGTTCCATCGATTTTAATTGCTGGTTTATCATATTCAGCTCCTCCAACAGTCATCTCAACCTCATCTGATATTTTCGCACTTGCACCATTTCCAAGTTTCATGATGTATGCAGATGTTGTAGCATATGTACCCTGAGATATATCAATTGATGAGTTATTTCCATTTGCTATGAACATTGGTTGATCGTTATCTTCACTAGCATTTTGAAATTTATGATTACCTGTTATCAGAGATACGTTAGCTCCATTTTGTACTGATGCAAGTGGTGCTTTCTTAGACATAGTTGTTGATTGAATTATCTTTAATGTTGCATCTGTGTATTGTCCTTTGAATGCAGGTGAAGTTACTTCATTTACTATATGAGCATTATAAAGCTGAATGCGTCCCTTTGTTCTATAAGAAATATTACCAGAATTTATAAATTGTATAGATGTAGTTTTACAAGTTAACTGAGCTTCATTAGCTGATCCATTAACTATTATTGCGTTGTTACTGTTAATTATTAATACTCCTTGTTCAACTGTTACCTCACCCTTTGTAATTGTAAGTCCACCAGCGGCATTAATAGTTAGCTTTTTTACTCCACATTCTATTATTTTATTTGCTGTAACTGTTATAGGCTGTGAGAGTGTCATATCAGCTTTTATTACAAGATGCTCATTATCTTCTGATTCAAGAGCTTGTATTAGCTGTAATACTGAGCTTATATATTTCTGTGCCATATATATGTTCTCCTTTAGTTAGTATTTCTAGATCTTATCCTCTAACATTTCTTTATGTAGTTCATCAACTATCATATTTGTTAGAATGCGGATTCTAGATTGTTTATTTTTATCTGTTATTTCATTGTAGACGTATACAAGGTGTGTGATTTTACTGTGTTTTACTGATAATTTCACACATTCTACAAGTTCTTTGTCGTCTATATACTGTAATCTGTCGTAAGGGGGTAAAACTACACCATTTTTTAATTTTAGGTGGTTGTTAATACAATCGTATAACCCTTCTGGCTTGATACCCGAGATCACCCATGTGATGGCCTGGGATTCTGTTATCACACAATGAACAAGCTCACGTCTATGACGAGCAAGCTTGGATATATAGATAATAGCCTTAAATCTATTCCCTATTAACTTTTCAAATCTCTTTATATCAAGTTCATCCGCTATACTGTACATAGAATTATACCTCCCTATGTTTTATAACGAATTTTTAGGTTGAGGTATTATAAATGAGATACCATAGATAATTCATCTATGAATGATTGTACACTGTATTTATCATTTAGTGAGCATTCAATTAGTTTTAGACTATCAATTATTTCCTCAGCTATCGCACATAATGTGCCTTTAAAATGTAATGAAGTCATTTCTGTGATTGCGATTGATGGGAATTCTAGTAATAACTCATTAATGCCCTCTCCCCTACACATTTCTAATAAATAGTTTCTACAGTCCTCAAGTGTTTGAGTTAACACTGTGTATGCGAGTGATACATTATTATCTTTTAGATAAATGTAATTTGTGTCAATTCTCGCTTTGTGATACATTATTAGTTCAAGTGTTATTTTGACCTGTTGTAGTAATAAGTTCTCGTCATTGCATTCATTGCATTCATATCCACATTCATCTTCTACTATTTCATATACTATGTCACCCTCAGGCATTTCATTAATAAATGTATCATCAACTAATATATCTGTTATCGCATTCATTGTGTCATTGTATGTTTGGTGTGAGTATATAGATTGTAGTGTAAGTGATGGTTTGCCGTTCGCCATTACTTTATTTAATTTTACTTTAATTGATTCATTTATTGGTTCGATATCTGATATACCATCTTCTCCGTATTCTTTTTCCATATATGATACACATAGTTTCATTACCTGATCCATATCTGGCATATCGAATTCAACTGCTTTCTTTGTGAATGGGTTAGTATTATCTTTTGTTGTTATTTCAACATCAACATATTCTCCGTCATTCCCTCTTGGAGTTAGTGTTAGTAGTATATATTCACCCTCAGTCTCAGATGCTGGATATACTTTGAACTTTTGTGGTTTTGGTTTACTACCATCAGCATCCTGGAAGGCTTGCATTTTAGTGAAAAATGAATCAATTTTCTTTAATGCATTCTTTACGAAGTCAGTTACCTTACCGGCTTCTATTGTATCTTTTTGATTATGTGTAACTTTCATACTTGTTTATCTCTTTTTCTTTCATAAAATAAATATAGGCGACCATATCAGGTGTATGACCTAATACAGTCGCCATTGATATGTCTAAGTGAGAAGTATTAATTATCTTCTAGCTCTTCTAGATGGTCTTACTACTCTTTTAGCTGCTCTGTTTGCTTTAACAGGAGCTTTTCCTGTTCTTACAGATTCTAGAACTTCTTCGTCTCCTTCTGGTGCTACTGTAAATTCATCTTCACCTATTGTGAAAACTACTTCTTCGCCTTCAGATTCAACTTGTACTTCTTCTTCTGTAACTGCTGCGATTAAATCTGCAACGTCTTGTGCTTCAAATAATAATTCAGCTGCTTCTGGTGCAACTTCTACTTCTGTGTTTGCTTTAATGCCTTTTCTTTGAATATACATAATATATCTCCTTTGTCTATTTTATTTTTTATATAAACTAAGTTAATTGACCACAACTAACTTATGTTCTTTAACTGATAATTCATTTCTTATTTGTTCAAGTTCTGCGTTCGCCTCTTGTAATAATGTTTCACCATCAAGTGATACATTTGAGCCCTCTATTCTGTATTTAGATCTAGAGCGTCCAAGTGACTTCTTCATATATGCTTCAGATAATCTTACTAAATAATCTATCCACATCTGTCCGTTTATCTCTGATACATCTTTGTAGTCTGGTACATAATGTATTGTAACAAATTGTGGTTTTGGTGCACTGTGTGTGATGTATATTACATCATTATTTGAATCATATTTCCATTCAAAGTCTTGTGTAAGTGTATTTCTTAATTGTGTTAGTGCAAGCTGGTGTGTGATTCTATCTGTATTGTTCAGACCATTTGCTATGATACCAGCATTACTATTAATGTTTGCTGCAAGCTGAAATACATTTCCTGTATCAAGTGATGTTAGTGTTATTCCTACCCTTGGTGAGGCAGGTCTTACATTTACAATTCTGCGAGTATCAATTCCAACGTCCTTAAGACTAATACGTGTGTTAAATGGTACAGTCTTTTCAGTTGGTGTTTTGATGTATCTTTTTAGTTCTCTAAACGCAATTAATACTGCTTTCTCAATTTGTAAGTCTTCTACATTATCATTAGCAGGAATGCCAAGCATAAAAGCTACCTGCTCTACAATTTCATTCATTGTCATATGCCTGACACCTCCTGACTTAGATTTTTAAAATTAATTAAGCAACGTCTTTTCCGAATGTTTTAGTTCCTACCTTTGAGAAGAATCCATTGTCTACCATGTTGGCACACATTTGTTCCCAATATAATTCGTCTTCATATCCGTCTACTTTAAATGATACTCCCTCATTATTAGTACCAGCTTTTTTAGCTTCTTCAGCTGCTAATACAGCTTTTTCAAAATATGCAAATTTAACTGTTGCACTTCCCATTGGTTTAAGTCCTAGGAATGTGTCAAAACCGTTTACATTTGTTGCATATACTGATTTACCGTAGCTTTTGTTATCTCCAGTAGCTCCGTCATTTTTGTAGCCATTTACCATTACTGGTTCATCAACATAAGAACCTGTAACTTGCATTGTTCTTGCGATAGCTTTACCTTTACGAACTACTTCACTTAAGCTACCAACATATTTAATTGTAACAGTTGTTGCTGCCATTATGTTATACCTCCGTATATTTCTTTTCTAATATTTCTATAACATGTAACCAAACATATTTAAGGTTCAGGATTTTTCAGGATTTTTAATAAAATTCAATCATTTAGTCCTGATCTATTACAATAATATATTCATTATTTGATCAGAAGTGTGAGGTATTTGTATACATATTATATAACGATTTTTTTACAAAAAAAAATAAGCCCTGATGGTCAGTCAGGGCAGTTTAGTTACATGTTATTTAATTTTTAAGTTATATTGTAAAAGTTTGTTTAGTATTGTTTATTACTTATTAATAAACACCTAAGATTTTACCAGATACTACTGTTGCTGGGTTTACTACCTCAGCTGCGAACATTGTTGCGAAGCCTGATTGTAATGTTCCGTTAGCAAGTGTAATTGGATCTGTTGCTGTCAATGGCATATATTCTCCGAATAAGGCACTGTTTCTTCTAATGTCGTTTGACTTACAGCACATTACCCATGTATTTGGTTCGTAGTTTGGATCAACGAAGATTTCAAATTGATCTAATTTACCAAGTTTGTATGGGCCAACGTTTTCTGATGTAGCTTCTGCTTCAAATCCGTTGATCATTGAGATGTAGGATGCAACATTTGTACCAACAACTAATCTATTAGGTTGTGCTAATCTTGTTTTTTGGTAGATTGATGCAGCTGCTTGTTGTAATTTTAACTTAAACATATTTAAGTAATCAGATGGAACAACTGAACCAGATAATACAGGTGATGCGTCCCAATTGAATTGTGCGTCTAATTTTGCAGCTTGTAATAATTTTGCGAAACCAATTGAGTTGATTTCAGCTACTAATTCTGAGAATGCTGCTTCTTTAGACATATCAGCGATGTTAGTACCATATTCTTGTGCAGCTGCGAAAGCTGAGTAGATAGATGCGTATGAAGCAATTTGGTGAGCTTCTGCTTTAAGGTTGATTTCATCAAGTTGTAAATAACCTTTAGCCATTTGTGCACCATATTCATATCCATATCCACCATTACCTGGAGTTCTTGGACCAACGTTTTCATTGTCGTATTGATATGTTGCTTTAACTGAGTTACCTGCACCTGCTGTAAATGTTCCTGGAGTAGATGAGATTAATCCTGTAGAGTAATCTACATAACCAACTTTAGTAGTTGTACCAGCTTCTACAAGGTTACCTGCACCATCATCAACTATTGTAGTTACTACGCCTGCAACTTCTGAGTTAATTGTAAGTGAGTTTGGTAATACTGGTGTGTAAACAACAGCCATATTGTCTACGATTTCTGTTCCAAGTCCTACAACTTCGTTTTTAACAACGTTTCCTGTGAAGTTTGGATCTAAGCCTTGGCTATTTGCAAATGGAGAAGATAAAACGTCTCCTGCTTTTGTTTCGCCTTTTGTATTTTCTGCAATAAATTTGAAGAATGGAATTAATTGTTGTCTAGACTTCATTGCTACTGAACCATATACGTCTAAAATTAATAATTTTTGAACGAACATTGGTAGTAATTCTAAGAATTCTGGTCTAGCCATTATGTTTGATGTATTAGTTGCAGCTGTGATTGCTGATCTTGTTGACATTTTTGTGTTTTGTTTTAATTGGTCTGCAAATGCTGCTTTGTGAGCTGGTAATAAAATATTTGAATTTGATTTAATAGCAGTTCTTTTAGTAACTTGATCTGTAATAGTCCTTCCAGCTGTTACTGGTCTTCTACTATTTGTGTTAAGTACACGACTATTTTTCTTAATCATATTAATTGTTCTCCTTTGTTATTTTTAAATATATTAGTAATTAAATACAATATATTTATAGCTGTTATAAGACTATCATATCATCATTTGCAAATGGTATGTCAATTCTATCTATGTCATCAAGTTCGTTTGAGGACATTATTGAAACTCTTTCGGAAACATTTCTTCCTATTGCTTTTTCAAGTTCATTGACTGTTGTTGCAGATGTTACTGATATTTGATCTAATTGAGTTCCAAGTGCGTTTGCGTATAATTTTGCATATGCGTCTTGGTAATCAGCTATAATATTTTCTGATGCTTTGATGTCTTGTGATAGGTCTGTTATCTTTTTCTCTAGGTTTGAGACTTTAGCTTTATACTGTGTCAAGTTCTCAACGGTTTTGGATTTTGATTCAGTTAAGCTTGCGATAATAGCTTCCATATCTCTTAACTTCTTAGCATTAGATTCTATATTCATCTTGTATTTAAGGTTTAGTTTAGAGACCGTTATACTTTCATCTTTAACTTTATTAAGGTTATTTGAAAGTACTTTGTTTTTAAATCTAACATTGTCAAGTTCATCTTTTAGATATGTGTGTTGACTTGAGGCTATTTTCTTAATTGCTTTAACTTTTCTGTTTGTTGTACATAATAGTGATTCATTTGTTTTTGTTAATATGTTCAATTGATCTTTAAGTGATTGTATTTCAGCTACCGCTTGTGAGTATAAATGTGTTAGAGCTCCTAGTTCATTTTTTAATAATGTAACGTTTTCTTCCTCTATTACATCTCCTTCAATCTTATCCATTTCATTTAACTTCTCGTCAAGTGTCTTGTATTCTTCAGATTGTGGAGCAAAGCATGCTTTAACTATTTTAATTGATTCTTTTGTGTTTAATCCATCGATGTTTTCATTTAATGTTTTGCAGATGTTTTTGTATTTCTTTTGTTCTTTTATATCACTTGAAGCTGCGATGGATGTGAATTCTGGAATTGAGTTTGGATATGCTGGGAATGATACTAAGTCAAATCCTCTAAATACAAAAGTATCTGGGTCAACTGAATTGTTATCAACATCCCCTGCACCTCTTACTGAGATACCAAATGTAACTCCACCATCTATAAATGATTTAACTATACGTCCTACAGGTGTATCTATTAAGTTGAATTTACCATATACTTTTCCGTCATTATCAATGCGTCCATCCGTCATTACAATACATGCGTTTCTGAAGTCCATGCAGTTTGGATCTTCTGGATGTCCTAAGAATCCGATGTACCATCCTAATTCTATTCCTTGTTTGAAGTCTTCTGAGTTAAATACATTTTCCCATACTGGTCTAGTTATATCTAAGCCATTTAAGTTTGTGATATCTGCATCTGCACATTCACCTTCAAATGTTCCAAGGATTACACTATCTTTTAATTTGTTTTCATCCATTGTGTTATGTCTCTCCTTTGCTAAGTTCTTATAATAATTTCTTTGTTAGTTTTATCATACCACCGAGTAATAATGATGTTGCTAGTTCTTTTAGTATTCCGCCCTCGATTGGTTCAACTTCATCAACTAACATTTCATCATTTTCAATTAATTCTTTATAAGTGCTTTCATTTATTTCACCTATCTCATCAATTACATTTTCCTCAACCTGTAATTCTGGTACTTGGTATTCTGTATCAAGTATATAAATTGAGTCATCTATTTGTAGCTGTATTTTATTGTCTATTGTCTGTGATAGGCTTAGTTCACAATCTTTTAGTTCCTCTATTTGTGCAAGTAGTTCGAGGATGCTTGCTGGTGTGAATACTATTTCCATAATGTTTCTCTCCTTATTATTCATATCCGTAATATTTCTTTCTTAGACTTGCTATGTCTGAGAGCTGGTCTATACTACCAAGTTGTATTTTCCATATTACTTGTACAACCTGATTTTTATTTACTTTTATTATTTGTTTCTTTAATAATTCTCTATTTTCTTTTATTTTCATATCCCAGTTCTTTTCGTTTGGTGGAGCTATTCTGTAAGCTGCAAGTAATCCATTTGCTCCACTGTCCTCCCAGTGTTTCTTTGACCATAAACCAACCTCTGTTATGAAGATATAATCCTGTCCTGGATTTCTAAATTGTGCAAGTGCTCCTGTTGAGATCATTGCTGAGAATACGACGTCAACTGTCTGTGGAAGTTCTGCTTCATATTCTTGTACTATATCACGAAATGATATTTCAGCTCTCGGGAATGATGGACTTATTAGTTCTATTCCTGTATTTGTTTCATATTGTGTTTGATTTGGAACTACCTGCCATGTTTCTGCATTAAATGGACCTGCAGGAGCTAGTATATTCTTTGTTGCAAAATACATTGTTCCTTTATATGTTACAATTTCATCTGTTTTATATCCCTTTGTGTTGTTGTATGATGTATATGGGTAACCAAGTCCTAAGACCTCACGTCCATTATTTGTATTTGCATCATAGCCATCAGCTCCGTAACCTGGTCTTCTTTGCATGTAAGCTATGAATCTTTCAGTTTCATTATATTCATTTACCTTTTCAGCTTTCTTATCTACATCCGTCTTTGCATCTTCAAGTTCTTGTCTTTTTGCATTAAGTCTTTCAGAACACTGTGTACAGTCTTTACAAACTTCTAATGTCCCGAAGAGTGGACATTCATTTTTAAGTGCTTCTTCTGCTTTTGTAAGACGAGTTTCTGCATCTCTTAATTCTTTTAATAATTTTTTATATTCTTCATCATCAATATCCGGAATACCTATTCCGATACCTGTTGGAAGTCCGTTATTGTCCTGTTTATGATTTATTAGTCCCATCGTACCAAGTGAGATATATTTTGGGATGTAGTTGTATAAGTTTGTGTGTTGGTTTAGTGCTCCATCGCCTACAAGGTGATGTGCAATTCCCATTAACATTGTATCTGTTGCTGTGTTGTGTCCTGTGTGTGAGGAAGCAAGTGTACCATCACTGTTAAATACTCTAATGCATATATTATCTACTGTTCCAAGACTTTTTGCAACTTTCACTGTATCTTGATTCATTTTATCTATCACCTCTCCTATGGAGTCTCATCATCAATTGACTCTTCGTTGTGTACATTTAGTTTAGTTGTTCTATAAGAGTGTATACTCATTATGTGTAGGGTATGTTCTTTTTCTTTGTATTCCTGGTCTCGTTTGTCTTTTTTAACTTTAGGAGGTTTTGGGTCTATACGTCTATGCAAGTTCGGGTTTGTGTAACCTAAGTTATCTCTTTTTATATCTTCCTCAGATAAAGGCCTTGCAGGACCCTGTCCCATTAATGGATAAGGCCTTACATTTCCTTCTGTATCTGTGTATGTTTTATCTTCGTAGTCTTTTCGTGTAATAGGATTATCTGCCATCTCTTATTTCACCTACTAATCTTTCTTTATATCATTTTTATTTGTTATTTTAGTTGTTATCTTTCCGTCAGGTTCTACATTATATATACCATTATGTGTATCATTGTTTAATAAGTATTGTGTGTTGTCTTTATTTAATGACATTGCATCACCGATTTTACTCATTATTGGATTGACGGCTGGCCTTGGGTTAATATTATTTTCAGATCTATCATCTTCAACTGTAAAGACCTCTGTATTGTATTTCTCATCTATATACTTATCGTATAGAAGGTTGTATGCCCTTATTTTACCATCATTTGATATAGATAAATCTTCTTCAGGTATTTCATATTCTTCTGGGTATTCTACTGTAATGTCTTGTGGTTTCCAACCTAATCCGAATATATTTCCAATTATTCCAAAGTCTGCATCATCTACATTATCACCGTTCGGTGGTACAAGGGATTGCACAATGTGTTCGTTGTTACATAGCTGTAAAGAATAGAGTGCTCTGTAGCCTGGATTGATGATACGACTTTTTGCTTGTATTTTATCACCTTCCGCCATTCCTTCATAACTACTATTTCTATGCCATACATTTCGTCTTGTATGTGATAGAGGAGTTAGTGGCTGACGGTGTTGTCTATCATTTTCCCATAACTGTGAGTCACCATCTATTACTTTTAATAAATTGTCTCCATATGTTAGATCTTCTAGAGCTACTTTTTGTAGACTTGAGTAGTCTTCTCTACTATAATGTCCAACTCTCGTTGATCCGATTGATAAACCAACGTCATTTTCATTTGTTAGTCTTGCGTCAATTGAAAGTTTTGTTTTAGCATCTACCTTTACCCCAGCATGCTGTAAGCAATACATTCCGAGTGGTCTTACGTATTCGATACATGCGTCAACTGGAAGTTTATGTGAGAAATATATGACGTCTATATATCCTTCCTGTACGTGTGGAATTACTGATACTGAGTTAACTGGGAGTGAGGTATCTTCTAGTCTATTATAGAGTATGTCTTTTGGTGGAATGAATTCACCATTTACATTCTTATAACCTCTCCCTGCTACTGTATCTATATCAAGCTGTTTTAAATTAGCTTCAGCTGCAAGTGTTACACCATCTTTAGATCCTCTATTACGTATCATACTCATAAAGTAGAGTAATACGAATCTATTGTATGAGGTAGGGAGGTCACTGTTGTATTTGTAACCCATTGTATCTGATAGCATCCATAATAACCAATCGGGGCATTTTAATGGGTCATATAAATCATAAAAGTTCTCTGTATCATATTGTGTTGGTGTGAGGCAGTGATCAAACCATTTTAAGAAAAAGCGAAAGTCATCTGACTCTTTATATATTTCAGGAGTATTTATGTCTTTGATATCCATATATTATTCTACCTCCTTTTCTATTAACTTATTAAGCATTCAGGAGCTATACGTAAATTACTTGATTTAGTATCTGTGTTTAGGTATCTTGCAAATGATATTGGATTGAAGTAATCTGAATCACAGTTTTGCCAATTAATTACAGGGTTCTTGATACTACCTGCATCAAAGTAATCAATTCTACTATCAGCACTTCTTATTACATTTACAACTTCCATTACAGTTGGCTTTTGTCCCATTTGTCTATTTGATGGTGCGAAGAATAATGCAAGTTTCTCTTTAACACTTTCTATAATACTATTTCCAACGTCAATTGAAACTGGTTTCTTTGTATATATTTGTCCTACAATGTAAAAGTCAAATACTCTTACATCACCGAATTCTAATTCAACTGTCATGGCTTGTAGTGGTCTGTAATCTCGTATTACATTATCTATGAAAGCTTGTGATGGTCTGTATTTTGTGAATACTGCTCTATTGTCTATTTTTGCAACACTTGTTTCTCCAGGTCCCCATACATTTGTTGATTTAAAATCATTGTGTATTGCAAAGCACATTGCTGTGTATCTTTTAAAGTTTGAGGCGAAGTCAAGTTTTGGTTTACCTGAGGTATTATCTGGAATTTTTAAAATGTAGCCTGGATAAATTGATGTTTTAGTTTGAAGTCCATTGTGTGTCATTAATTGTTCAGGTGTTAGATCATAAAGTGTAGCTATTTGATCAATTGTTTGATTTGGTAGAACTTTATGTGTTGATTTAGTTGTTATTACTGATATATCTATTCTATCTGCCCAGTTAATGTTGTCCTTGTCGGATGGGAAATCTGAGTTATCTATATACATCTTTTGTTTTTGACTGGCTGATAGGTTTTGGTCTTTATAAATTGAAAGATTTATGTCAAATGCTTTTTGACAATCAATTACAAGTCCACAGTCTACTCCAGGTTCTCTATTTAAGAATCTATTGAAGTCAGGTAATGTTATTAAGCTGTCCCATGTATTAATGTAGTTTCTTGAGTTTCTATAAGCCTGTTTTGCAGTTTCTGGACTCTTACCTGTTACTACATTTGTGTGTGGGAGTTCTGTTGTGTTTGATAGATTTGTGATTGCAAGTTCATTTGTTGTTTGGTCTGGGACTTTGTTCGATGGTTTAGCTTGTAAGTAGTTTGATAATGTGTTTTCACTTACACATCCTATTACTCCAGAACAATCAAGCCAATAAACAACTAAATAGGAGTTGTTGTCATATGTTTCCATTTGGTCAAGGTAGTTTGAGATTACAATTTGTGCATTTGAATATGAATCATAATTTACAGCAAACCTTGGCTCAGGAGTAATGAATTCAGCAGGGCTGTTACATTGTACCCATTGCGTAGCTAAGAAGTCATCAGATGTCTTTGATTGTTTAGCTTTAATCCATATTGCTGTTGTATCAATGTGTTGGGAGGGGATATTAATGATGTAATTATTTTTTCTTATTGCTTCAACTGAAACTGAATATGATCTTAATTCTCCCTCTATCGCAACCCTTGTTACAGATTTTCCTGGAGGAATTGTAACTATGTCAGAATGTGCGAATATATTTAAGTTATCAGATACTACCTGACGTCTTGATCTAGATTGTGTTGTACCATATTTATTTGTTAGTGGGAGTATGTTGTAGGTTATTACTCTTGATTGATTTGTTATATCTGTGTATGCGTTAAGTGTTGAGAAATTTGTTCCATTGAACCCGAAGTCAAGTTCCATTGGCCCATTTGTATTATTTGTAAATGTTACCTCTGTTCTTGCTGCTGTGTACCATCCTAGTTGGTATCCAATGAGCCCGAATAACTTTTCTGCATTTTTTCTTTGTGAGACTGATGGGGCAAATATTTCATTTGCAAGCCAATCTAAGTTTACTCCGAGCATATCTGCAACGCTTGCTAAAAATTTACCGAGTACAACCCCTGGATCAGAATCTGCTTCTGGTTTCCATAATTCAGTCATCTTAGGAACTATATCCCAAAAGTCTTTCATTATACTCTCATAATCTCGACTTGTATATTTAACTACACCTTTATCAAAGTACTCACTCTGACTATATGTATGATCTGTCATTTATTTATTCCTCCTTGTGTGCGTATAATCTTTTGTTTTCTTTATCTATGTCAAATGTTAAGTTGACTGTTTGTTTGTATTTAGTTGATAGTCCTATTGTCATCTCTAATTTATTTATCTTTGATAGATCATCTTTCACAGTGTTTGATGAAAATAGTAAACTATCAAGGAATATAGATTCATCTGCATTTACTAGAGGTTCAAATAGACGTAATTGTTCTCTTATTCTTTCCTCTATTATTGCACGTGTATTACTTGTATTATATTGCCATAAATATCTTTTTAGTCCTACCCCGAATGTTGGTGAGTTATAAAGTTCTGTTGGGTCTGTTAGGAGTAAGAGTTTGCATCTATTTGTTATAGATTCATTTCCCTCTTTAACAGCTACCCTTGTCTTTGTTACATCAAACATATTTGGCCAGGCTAATGATGTTGTATTGTCCATATTAGTACCTCCAATTCTCAGTAATAGATAAGGTAGTGTATGTATGTTTAATATAGTGTTGGGGTGTGTTGAGACAGTGTGATATAATGTGTGATTCATATTTCTCATATATGATTTATAATGTGATATAATGTGTATATTATGATTTTGAAATTTTGTGTTCGCAGGGGGTGCAGACCTAACGGAATGCCTGATTTCTGGCACCGGGATTTTTCAATTTTTCAAAAATTTAACCAAAAACACCCCGAATTTTTAATTTTTAGTGAAAAGTAGTATAATTATACCTCTATTTTATCTACTTTGATCTACCCCAAAAATCATGTTTGCCTGTTTTATGGCATTCCAGTTTCAAAATTTTGTCTTCGCAGGGGGTAAAACTCTGACA